CGTTCGTTAGACGACATACCCAAAGATGCGTTGTATTGGCCAGTAGACGCTTTGATGTCTTCAGAAGCACCTGCTTTGGCTTGCAACAAACCGTTGGACGCCATTGGTGGTTGGGCACGGGCAGGCAACGGCAACACCGCGCCTTGGCCATCGGTCACGTCTGGATTGACTTCCAAATACGGCCAGTTGGTCGTGTTTGCAGTCTTCCACTGATTTTCGTAGCCCTCAAATTGGCCACCGTAGCCAATAAATGGTGCCTTGGGTGCCAAGGCCAGCATCTCTGCCTCTTGGCTTACCCAGTAGTTGTACATCCGCTGGGCATCCTTGGCATTACGCACAAGGCCAGACACATACAAGCGGCCATCGACTTCAAATTCATTGCCGACAATGCGAACTACGGGGATGTATTTCCCCGCCCAATCGCGTTCTTCAAGAATTTCATAGCCGTTAATCTTGCAGTATTTAATCTTGACACGATCAGATTCACGAGATTTTTTAGGTTTTCCATAGATTTCTTTCAGTTGTTTGTCCTCTAGGGTGCCTTCAAATGCGGTCACGTTCCCAGGGTACAGGTTAAGCGTTGCTCGGTCGTAGTCTACGTAGTAGTAGTCAGCAATGCGAACAGTGTCTTCAGTTAGCCACTGGCTCAAATTTTGGTCACCCACACCCAGCGTTTGCAAGGTGGTGATGGGCGCAGAGTCGGGGTACATCCGCGCGTATTCTTCTTTGGTGATGTCTTCAGTGACGAAGCACCACTTGGCATCCGCACCCGTTGGGTCTTGGATTGTTGGGTCCATGTAGACGCTGAATGAGTTGCGTACACGGCCAATCTTGATGTCTTGGTCAAACGTGTTCTCGTCGCAGTATTCGGTCAGGACGCGGATGTAACCTTCGCCGTAGGAGACTTGGTTTTCACACGCTGTATCGTACGCGACGTCAGCGTCGCTGATGTATTCGATGTGTCTGACCATGCCGTTGAAGATTTCTGCGACTTCAATGTCTGCGTGGTCATCGGCTGGAATAACCTTGCCACTTGGGCGGTTCTGCCTTTGGTCATTGGTCACCTGTCTTACGTGCTGGGGTAACTTGTTGATCGTCAGGCACGGTCTGGCGTTGATCGTTTGGCCTTGCACAGATCCACGGGTGGCCAACACGTCCGCAGGCCACTGCCAGCGATTGTCGGGTGAGCCAGCGTAGAACTTTAAATCGTCGATCTCATCTTCACGGGATTCAGACAACGCGCCAATCGCCATGTCCAAACGTGAGCGGGCAGTCGCCAAGACATTAGACTCTGAGCCCTTTTGCTTGCCGCCGTTGGCCACAGCACCGGCTGCGGCGATGCCTGTGTAATCTGTCATTTTTTCTTTGCAGTTTTAGCTGACTCTTTAAAGTCTTTGGCCGTTGGTGCATTCTTGCTGCCAGGCTTGTTCATTTTTTCGCCAGAGCCCGCTTTGATGCGCGCTTGCTTGGCGTTAATATTTGCGTAGAGTCCAGGTTTTGTAGCCATATCAACACTTCCATCGTTTGAGCGCCGCTTTGGCGCGTTCGCCGTCTTTGGCATTAGCCGCAACGGCACCCATACGGGCGCAAAATGAATCTTTACGCCCTTGATCTGCTTTGGTCTTAGGGTTTGGTGCTGGCGCTTTTAAATTCGACCCTGTTGCGGCATTGTACTTCTCGCGGCCTTTGGCAGTCAAACCAGCACCCTTAGATGTGGGTAGCTTCTCGCCGCGTCCAACACTGAGTGATACTTTTTTTGTCATGATCCCATCCATGATGCGTTGACCCCACTGCCTTGCGCGTTCACGCGGCGGGTTGGCTCAACATACTGTCGATGTGCTACAGGAAATGCAAATGTAACAGCAATTGCGTCGGCTGCGTCAGGTGACGCCAACCCACGCGACTTCATGTCTTTTTTGCTCTCCAAGAAGATCGTGCCTCTTGAGTCAGGCTTCATCATAGGCGAAATTAGATCCGTCTTCAAGAACCTGTCGTTCGGAATCGCTGCCGTCTTCAGCCAATCGCGCATGTCGCCCCACATCTGCGCGCGCATGTTGCCGTACATGACAGGGTTCTTCGCCTTATTTCCGAAGTTCACGCCCTTGATCTTGTAGCGTTGCTCCTTGAGTCTGTCCACGATGCCAGCACCCAGCCCACCTTCGTCAATTACGGTGAGCGTGGGTTTAAATTCCTCAATCGCTTCGATCACATGCCCGACCACCGTCATGGTGTCGTCCCCACGGTGGCGCATGATCTTCACAATATCCCGACCTTGCCGCACCGCGATGACCGTGGCGTCCGCTCCAAACCGTGCGGGGTCTACGCCGATCACGATTGGCGCTGACTGATCTTGGTATTTCGTCCGCTTCATGGCGTCGTCCACGATGTCAGCCCCGATGAACTGGTCATCCCCCGCGTTGGGGAACTGACCGTACACCTCAACGTGCGCCTGCGCCGAGTCAGGGCCATATTCGGCAATGATCCGCTCGTACACCTGTTTGTCGGTGCCCTCGACTGTGCGGGCGTCCACCACTTTCGTGCGCCAGAACTCGCGCTTACTGTTAAACGCTTCGTAAAAGTACCCAGTGTTGCGCCGTGGGTTGGAAAACGCCAACCAAAAGCGGTTTGGCGTGTTTTCTGTGAAAAAACCGCCTGTTACCGCCCAAATTGAGTCGTCAATACCACTGGCTTCATCAAAAATCACCAAAACACCGTCAAAGTTGTGTACGCCAGCGTACGCGTCGGGGTTCTCCGCTGACCACAGCCGCCCTTCCACACCCCAGTAGCGTGTGCCCTTTTTCAAATCACGCTCAACCAGCTCAGTCAGCCACTTGGCGGGCATCACTCGGGTGGCTGACACTTCAAACCAGTGGCTGTTGATCGACATCGCCAGCCATTTTGTGATCTCAGCCCAGGTGATTGACCTGAGCTGGGACTCACTGTTGGCCGACACGATGGTCGTTGAGCCGATCCGCGTGGACTCCATCCAGATCACCAACCAACTGACCAGCGCCGACTTGCCAATACCACGGCCTGACGATATTGCCTCTTGCAACACGTCGAAGTCCAGTTTATTTTGGTTAGCTTTAATGTGCACTGCAATGTCCAGCAGCACCTCGCGCTGCCATTTGCGTGGGCCTTGGAAGTTTTCGAGCGGTGTGCCCTTGACACCCCAAGGAAACGCAAACATTACAAACGCCAGCGGGTTGTCCTTGATCTGGGGCGACCATAGCCGCGCCATCAATTCGGTTTCGTCTTCAGCGCTGTATATGGTCGATTGCATTTAGTTCCTGTTTCAGCGTGGGACTTGGTTCGTTGGCGATCACATCAATGACCCGTGACTCTGCTTGGCGTAACGCGCCGATGATTGATATGCGCTGATCGACATCAATGCTGATGGATTGCTTGGCCACCCAGCCGTGTGAGTGTTGCAGGATTGCCAGCGCCGCCTTAGCGTCGCCTTGCCTTGCGGCGGTGTGCAGACACTTGGACATCTCCAACTCGCCGTCGGCTTTGCCCTTAAGCGCGGCCATGTCTGCAATGGGGTCTAGCTCGCACAGTTGCCGGTACTCGGTAGGCAGCATTCCTGACGCCAGCGCCAATGCGTCGCCTTTGAGGCCGAGCTTGGCGGCTTCGTAAATTTTGTTTAACCGTGCTTCGGTTGCGACAACCTTGCGCGGCTCAAATGGAAGACTGTGAAACATGTGCCCGAATATACCAAACGTGGGTCATGTGGGCAATTATTTTGAAACTTGGGGTCGTGTGGCAAATATTTAAAAATAAAAAAAATTGTTTGTGAACCCTTCGTCACCGTGACCCATCGGCCACCGGCCCTACCCCTCCCCTCAAGTTTCTTACGGAATCCTTACAGCCTATGTTAGTAAGCACTTACTTACACTTGAAAGTTAGTGGCTACTTACTATATGATTTTGCTAAGTGAGTAGCTACTAACTTGTGATGTTAGTGGGTACTAACATAGCCTAGTTAGTGGTCGCTAACATAACCAGTTGGCCATAAGTTAGTGAGCACTAACATCATGGCCGGATACTTATCAAAACTATAATGTAGGCAATGTAGGCAATGTTGTCATATGTTTTTAGTCGCTAGCCAAACGGCGTGCACGTACCTAACCTATAACTATAAAGTATTACATATAAATCGCCATAGGTTTAACTGGAATAAATGACAAATGACCTACAAACCTCAAAAAAGCCAGCATTCACGGGCTTTTTTTGTAGGTCATTTGA